GCATGTATTAAGGCAGTAGGTAGTGCTGAAGGTACAGGGAGACTTGTCGGAACTAGCGTTGGAGCAGCCGCAGCACCTACTCTTAGCACCATTCCCTTCGTTGGTTGGGTAGCAGCAGGATGGGTAGCGATGTTTGGTGGAGAACAAGGAGCAGAAATAGGTGGAAACATGGCAGAGGACATGAATAAGAACTGTTAATGTGGAGAATTTGGGCAAAAGCACTCGGAGAGAAGTCTGGAAAGTCTGATCGAGAGGCAGATTTTATAGCGATCATACGTACTTTTATCTTTATTCAACTCATAGTGACCAACTGTTTCATTATTGCGGGTAATATCAGGCACTGGAATGATGCTCACATGGACAAATCCTTAAATAATCCTAAAGAATTTGTGAATTTGTGTTGACTTGCTGATAATATGTGTTATAATTAGTGGGAGATCAACTAGCTAGAGGGTATGAAGTACATTCTTTACGACGAGAAGCACATTAAGCAAGGTAAATTCCCTTCAATATACGAATTGAGGAGATTTTTATGTGATCGTAAGTATGATGTTGACTGTGACCGAGACATTTCATGTACTTTTGACTATATTAAGTCTATACAATGGAGTTTTGATATAGAAGAATGACTCAGCAAGAGATATCTGACTGTCTCTACGCTCTCAAATCACAAATTGAAGCGTTGGAGACCCGCCTTAATAGCATGGAGCTTCTAATGAAGCGACCAAATAAGGAAAATTATGAAAAATTAGTAGACGTAGTACTCGAACATGACAAAAGACTCAATTCTATCGAAAAGCTCTAAGATCTATCACCTGTATTGGGAAGATAGATGCATCATGAGAGGTGTAGATGAGGAAGATTTCCATCCAATCTGGGAAAAACTCATGTGGACGTACAATACGGAGTTAAATTATGTCGAAATTACGCTAGATGAAGACGATAATCTAGCGATTACTGATACTTCGTACTGAAAGTCCCAAAAATCGCGTCGTTGCATCCGCACGACGGGATAAATAATTGAAAAAACAACTATGGAAGCAGAATTTCTAGCCCTCGAAGGCGAATTTACTATTCGTCAGGGCACAGAGTTGATAGAATATACGAGAATCTCTGATATTCCCGAAAAATTTGACCATGTAATCAAATTTTGCCCTAAAATTCCAGAAGAACCACATGATATTAACGATCATATCCATATAAACCACTTTACAGACTATCTAAATATGTTACAAGCAAGGGAGCAGATGTAATGCCCGCAGTTACACGCAAAGGAGACGCAGATACACCTCATTGTTCTGGAATGACCAGAAGTGGGTGTTCACCTAATGTCTTCTGTAATGGAATTGGTATCTCTCGACAGGGAGATAACAACACATCGCACCTCGTACCCTCTGACACTCCATGTCCTACTCATTCAGCAGCAATAGCAGTTGGTAGTACAACCGTGTTTGTAAACGGTAAGGGATGTGGTAGAGTAGGAGACGCGACATGTACATCAGTCGCAGCAGGATCACCAAACGTATTCGCAGGATAAAATTATGGCAGTAACATGGAACACTGGAAACAGTATTGAATCGAAACCAAAGAAAACAAGACAGGGTAAAGGACAACATTCCAAATACTCTGCTACGTCAAGAAACAAAGCAAGGAAAATGTATCGTGGCCAAGGCAAATAGAATTGTAGACGGAAAAAGAAACGCAAATGTGCCTGTAGATATGTCAGATCACTTCTACGACCATGGAAATGAGTATTGTAGGTACTTAATTACTGATCCTCGTAGTGATAGGCAAGGAAAGAAACGAAAACCCTTTGAAAACGTGTCTAAATAAACATTGAGGTCGAATACGTAGGTATACCATGGCAGCTTCCCTGCCCAGTCGAGCGTTTAAGGATTTTGATCTAACTTTTAGAAGGAATCCTGTAACCAATGACGTAAATACAATTAAAAATGAAGTAGCAATCAAAGAAGCGGTAAAGAACATCGTTCGATACAACTTTTATGAGAAACCATTCTTACCAAACTACGGTGGGAACATTACTGGTGCTCTTTTTGAGTTATATGCAGAGGGACAGTCATCCTTAATAGAAACACAGATAAAAAATATCATAAACCTCTACGAACCACGTGTTGTGTGTTATAGAGTCAAGGCAAAGTTTGATGAAAAAGCAAATGACTTGGCGGTAGAGATATATTATCTTATTACAGGACTACCAAACGTAATTGACAATCTAGAAGTTATACTTAAGCGATAATGGCACTAACAAAAGTCAACTCGTTAGAGTTTAACGAGATCAAGGCACAACTAAAGGCATATTTAAAGGGACAGTCCGAATTTAGCGACTACGACTTTGAAGGATCCTCGTTATCCACACTATTAGACGTACTTGCTTATAATAGTTACTACTCTGCGGTCAATGCTAACTTAGCAATCAACGAAAACTTCTTAGACACTGCAGTTCTAAGAGAAAACGTAGTAAAGTTAGCCAAACTCATAGGATATACCCCAAGAAGTGCTAGAAGTGCCCGTGCGACCTTTACAGTGGTCATACAGACGATATATGGCACAGGGTCTAATGGTAGAGGATACCCAGAATCAGTACAAATCAATAAAGGGGTCTTTGCTTCGTTCACAGGAGAGGGTGGAGCGAACTTTGTGTTCTCCATACCCAAAGATTTAATCGTATCAGTCAACACACTAGATGGTAAAGCAACATTTACAGGTGTAGAGACATTTGAAGGCATATTCATCACTGATACTTTCGTAAAAACAGAGTCAGACAGACAAAGGTTCATTCTAGGTAACCTAGCTGCTGATACTTCTGCTATGAGTGTAGAAGTAACACGTGGAACTATCACTGATGCATATTTGAAGGCAGAGGATATAACAACAGTAAGTAATATTAGTAAGATCTTCTTTTTAGAGGAGTCAGAGAGTAAGAGACCAGAGATAGTCTTTGGTGATGGTATACTTGGAGAATCATTAATCAATGGAGACGTGATTGAGGTCACTTATCCTACTTCTTCTGGTTCAGCACCTAACGGATTGAAAGGATTCACGTTTGCGGGTACTGTAAAGGACTCTAGGAACGCTCCTATCACTTCTGGTATCACTCTAACCCTAACATCAACACCTGATGGTGGTGCTTTAGCAGAAACCATTGATAGTATCAAGTATTCTGCTCCTAAATTCTATTCTAGCTTTGGTAGAGCAGTAACTACAAAGGATTATGAGGCAATCATACCTCAGATCTATCCTAACGTTCAATCTATCGTTGCTTTTGGTGGTGAAGAGGCAGATCCACCAGAATACGGTAAAGTCATTGTCGTAATCAAACCTAAAAACGCAGATCGTCTGTCTATTTCTGAAAAAGACGCAGTACAGAAGAAAATACGTTCATATTCAGTAGGTGCAGTGGAACCAAAGATCATGGATCCATCTGTTTTGTTTATTGACCTTGCTTCTTATGTTTATTTCAACCCAAACAATACAAGAAGAGATCAAAACGAGATTAATCAAATTATTTACCGCACATTGGAGACATTGAACTCTTCCGCTGAGTTTAACAAGTTTGGTGGCAAGTTTAAGTACTCTAAAATCCAAAAGATCATTGATGACGCGGAACCATCCATCACATCGAACATCACGAAGGTGAAGATGCGTAAAAATGTTACTATTTCACTAAATCAAAGATTTAACTACAAGATTTGCTTCGGAAACAGAATTAACGCACAATTAGACACACCAACATTACAAACTAATGGTTTTAAACGTGCTGATGGTGGAAATCAAGTATTTTACTTGAATGATGATGGATTGGGAACCATACGTCTGTATTATGTAAACACAGATGGTTCAAAACAGTACATTGGTGGTAACTGGGGTATAATTGACTATACCGCAGGAGAAGTTACTATCAACGACCTTATTATTACTGAAGTAGTCAACTCTACTGACAATATTATACAATTCTCTGTAATTCCTGAATCTAATGACTTAGTTTCACTCAGAGAGACCTATCTAACACTAGGTATAGATAATCTAGTTGTTAATGTAATAGATGATGAAATTTCCAGTGGTTCAAACACTTCTGGAACAGGTGTAGTACCAGAATCGAGCTATAGTTAGTAATGCCCGCTGAACAGTCGTCGTGGAAAGTTGCGTCGTGGGTCACCCCTCAAACTGAGGTTACAGTTGACCCGATTGATGCATCGGTTTCGCCAGAATCGAGAACTAAAGTATCTGATAGAATTGAGGAGCAGATTCCTCAGTTTATCAGAGAGGACTATCCTGACTTCATACAGTTTATCAAATATTACTATCAAGCATTGGAGTTGAAGGGCAACCCAGTTGATGTAATACAGAACATAGATGAATATTATAACATAGACCGTCTTAACGACCTCGTAGAGTCGACTACAGCGTCCTCTGGGATCGCAACTGACGCTACAGTCATAGACGTAGGTAATACTAGAGATTTTCCAAAAGAAGGTCTCGTAATGATAGACGAAGAGATCATATACTACAAGAGTAAGTCTCAAACACAGTTTAGGGATTGTGTTAGAGGTTTTCATGCCACTACTAAGGTAGGTACACTAGCAGAGTACACCTTTACCGAGTCTGTAGCTGCTTACCACGACTTTGGGTCTACAGTAGTCAACCTAAACAACCTTTTACCTCTATTCTTACTACAGAGGTTCAGAGATCAGTTTGCTGAGTCATTCCCAAGCAAGTTTGCTCCAGAGATACAACAATCAACAGTTACTAAACGTTTAAAGGACTTTTATGCTTCTAAGGGTACATCAAGGTCATTCAAATACTTGATGAGAGTGCTATTTGGTGTTGAGTCAGTTATTGAGTACCCTAAAGATAGAATATTCAAACCTAGTGACGCATTTTACACTGTAAGGGAGATTATTCGTGCTACAGCGATAAGCGGAAACCCTGTAGAACTTACAGGTGAAGTATTGTACCAAGAGAACGATCCAAACGACACAAATGTAAATTCCGCACGTATATACGTAAAATCCGTAGTTGAGGTGTTTACTGAAGACGGAAAGATCTACGAATTGGATGTTGATACGGAAAATGGCGATGGAAGTTTCACAACTCCGTATAAGACGCTCCTTGGTGAAGACCTAAGCTCCAATTTGTCGGAAAGTGTCGTAACAGTCGACTCTACTATCGGATGGCCTGAAATAAACGGAGCTATTCGTATAGATGATGAGATTATCAACTATACGGACAAAACAGTCACCCAGTTCCTAGGATGTACCCGTGCGAGACAAGATACACAGGCAGCACCCCATATTTCAGGATCTGAGGTCACATCTTCTTATGAAATCTTTGGATATAGCAATAGAGACGGAACTAAGATCAGTTTAACAGTATTTGGTGGTACAAGAGGAATAGACATCGTAACTGGCGGTAAATATTACCTACAGGACTCAAAAGTCACCACACCATCAGAACCAGGCTTCGATTCACTGGATCCAATCTATGAGAGCTTCATATACAACGTTAAGAAGTTATTGAACGGTACATTGCTGACTTTAGACACACCAAACCCAGATGGTAGTGTTGTAGCGAATATAACGACTGAACAAGAGCATGGATTGAAACGTGAAGACACTATAGTCATATTGAACGCTCCAGAAGACGTATATAACTCAACATTCACTGTAAGAGGTGTTAGCACCAATAATACGTTCAGTATCATAATTCCTAGCACTCCTATTCGTGGAGTAGACGTAGGATTCTTGGTAACACGGGAATTTGCGAAATCTACGTCATCTGACACATCTATACGTCTAGGATTACAAGATACACCATCTGATGTACAAAATGTCTATAGATCTTCTGAACACGCCATTGTAGCGTCACCAGGTGTACCTGGACACGAAATAGGACCTTTCCACACTGATGACCTAGATCCTGGCAACCAGAGATATCTAAAACGCATTCCACTCACCACAATCACTAAATCCAATAAAACTGCGACTCCTGTGGGTCAAGTTGGTATTGGTGTGAATGGTGTACCACTTTTCTCGTATAAGTCAAACGATACGAAGTTATTTGGTGGTGTAAAGTCAATTACGGTTACAAATGCGGGATCTGGTTATGATATTACCAATCCACCGATTGTAGAGTTTGAACCACTCCATGCGAGAGATACAGCGTACTTCCTTAACCAAAGAATTAGAAATAGCGTAGGATACAGATATAGAAACTTAGGAAGCGGTAAAACCGCAGAAATAGGACAAGAACCTACACATACAGGTACAGACCCAGTACAAGACGGAGCTTGCCTTTGGGAGTTTGAGGGAATCTCTGCTGAGGCGACTGTAAGCGTATCTGGTTCACTATTTGCGGTAAACGTAGATAATGGTGGATCTGGTTACACAACAGCTCCTACAGTTGGTATTGTGGGTGGAGATCCTACAGTTGAAGCATCTGCGACTGCTACAATCACATCTGGAGTTGTAACTGCTATATCAGTGTCCGCAGCTGGTGAGGGATACCAATCTGTGCCCACAGTTGTATTATCTGGTGGTGGAGGAGAAGGTGCGACTGGTACAGCGGTTGTTCGTGGTGGATTGACTGAAGAAGGCATAACAATCACAAACAATGGTACAAACTACAATGAGAGACCAAATATCACTCTAGTATCTGGATCTGGTGCTGTAGGTTACCCATCTATTGTAAATGGTAGAATTGTATCTATTATCTTGACATTTGGTGGTAGTAACTACTATGGTGCTCCTGACGTTGTTATTAGTGGTGATG